GTAGAATAAAAGAGGTTGCTGAGGTTGTAAACATTAAGTCTATTGCTTACGATCGTTGGAACTCTAGCCAATTAATAATAGATTTATCTGAGGATGGTTTGCCTTGTGAACCTTTCGGTCAAGGATTTGGTAGTCTTTCAAGCCCCACAAAAGAACTAGAAAAGCTCGTACTTGGTAAACAAATAAATCACGGAGGCAATAAAGTGTTGAGGTGGATGTGTTCTAACTTAGCTATGAAGTCCGATCCAGCTGGTAATATTAAGATGGATAAATCTAAAAGCTCAGAAAAGATTGACGGAATGGTGGCTCTTGTTATGGCTCTAGGATGTTATATGAATAACGATTCTAGCGACTCATCTACCTATGATGATAAAGATATTATTTGGATTTGACTTTTGACTTTTCTCTTATCTTTGTAAATGTAATTACAATTTTATGGGACTATTCGACTTCCTTCGTTCTGAAAAGCGAGGTGATAATTTTTTAAGAGCTATCTTTGGTGGGCAAGGTGCAGCCAATAGGACAGCCGTTAATAAAGATACATCATTAACATTTAGCGCAGTCTTTGCTTGTGTTAGAGTTATCAGCGAATCAATCGCAAGTCTACCCATTAAAGTTTATAAAGTCGAGGTTGATGATGATAAAATTACAGACATCAGTCATCCTATCTACCGACTTTTAGCTCGTAATCCTAACGAGTATATGACACCTTACACCTTTCTTGATACTTTGATGACTAACTTATTGCTAGAAGGTAACAGCTATTTTTACATAGAACGAGATAGCTCGGCAAGGCCAATGTCTTTAATACCAATAAATCCTCAAGATGTTAAGGTAGTAAAGCACGAAGGACAGATTTTTTATGATATAAAAGATTATGAAATCGGAGTAATGAAAGAAGATATGCTGCATTTTTTCAATTTATCTTTTAATGGATATGAGGGAATAAGCGTATTAAAAGCACAAAATACAACAATAGCAACTTCAATAGCTGCAAATGATACGGCTAATAGTTATCTAGGCAACTCTGCTCAAGTTGGTGGAGTTATAAAACATCCTGGTAAATTAAGTAAAGAAGCCGTAGCAAGATTGAAAAACTCTTGGAATCAAAACTATTCTGGCTCTTTTGTTGCTGGTAAGACAGCTATTCTTGAAGAAGGTATGACATTTGAACAAACAAATATAGACGCTAACAAGTATCAGCTTTTAGAAACTAGAAGATTTCAGATTGAAGAAGTAGCGAGAGCTTTTAAAGTACCTTTATCTTTGATTGGACATTTAGAAAAAGCTGCAAACTATTCAAGTATAGAAGCTTTGTCTATTGACTTTGTAAGATTTACATTGATGCCTTACATGGTAATGATAGAGCAAGAGCTTAATAGAAAGTTATTTAGAGAAAAGGAGTTTGGTATATTTACAATAAAGATAGATGCTAAAGGATTGTTAAGAGGTGATAGTTCTAGTAGGGCGCAATATTATAGAGAAATGACTTCAATAGGAGCTTTATCTATCAATGAAGTTAGAAGAATGGAGGACTTGAACAGAGTAGGACCTGAAGGCGATCAGTTGTTTATGCCTTTAAATTTTGCACCAATTGGTGACATAGAAGAAGAAGATAATGCCGATACCGACTAAACAAACAGACGAAACAAACGAGGAGTTCATTGAGAGATGTATGTCTGATGAATTTATGAAAGAGTATGATGACAACTCTCAACGACTTGCTGTTTGTTATGCTCAGTTGGAAGATGATGAAGAAAGACAAACAGACTTCCCAAATAAAGGGGATGATAAAAAAATTAGTTTAAGAAATAGTGATGAGCCTCAGTTCGACTATGACTTTGCTAAAACTATAAAAGAACAAACTCCAGAGATTTGGAAAGCTGGTGGTAACATAAGAGGGAATGAGGCTTTTATGTTATGGGGTAGAGCAAGAGATGGACAAGATACTGAGGCTATTAGAGAATGGATTAAAGAGAGAGAGTCTTGGATAAAAAGACATTTTGAAGATGGTAAACAATTCAAAGGCGATACTGAGCCAAACCTTTCAAATGTTGGTGGTGTAGTTGCTCAGATTAAATGGGGAACGATTGGAACACTAGGGGAGCAAGGGATGAAAGATGTTATTTTAGAACTAACTAAAAAGCTAGAGGGTAAGAAAGAAGAAAACCAAGTTAGTGCTAAAACAAAAAAGGCTTTAGAAAATAAAGTTGAAAAACATAACGAAGAAATAAAAGAGCTTGATTTGGCTTGGAATGGGCGTACGACTTACGCTGAACTTGTAAAAGTATTTGAGAGAGGCGTTGGCGCATATAACACTAATCCTGGCTCAGTTAGGCCTAATGTATCAAGCCCTGAACAATGGGCTATGGCTAGAGTAAACTCATTTTTATTTGCTCTTAAAAAAGGTAGATTTCAAGGTGGTAAGCACGACACAGACTTACTTCCTAAGAATCATCCAGTAAAAAAAGAAATGGAAGAAAATAATAGATTTATGAAAAAGCACGATTTAAGACATATTCAGAAGATTGAAGAAACAGATGATTCAATTATCATTACTTATGATAAGTTAATGGATGAAATGGAAGATAGTTATCATCATGATGAAGATGAAAAAAGAGGCAAAGTTGGCTCAATGATTGTAGATGGTATAGAGTTACCATTATACGACACAAAAGAAGAAGCTGAAGAAGAAGCTAAGAAACTTGGTGGTAGTGGCTCACATGAGCATATTATAGACGGAGTTACTCAATTTATGCCTTTTGAAAATCACGAACAAGCTAAGGAAGCTTTAAAAGATAAAGACATGAGTCAACACACCCCAGAACATGATGAGGATGAAATGAAAAAACCATTATACATGAGAAACAATCCTAACAAAGAGGTAAGGACTTTTGATGTTCAAGACTTAGAGCTTAGGATGGATGGTGATAAGCAAACTGTTGTAGGTTACGGAGCTGTATTCAATTCTATGTCCAATGACTTAGGAGGTTTTAGAGAGTTTATAGCTCCTAACGCTTTTGAAGGTAGATTAAAAGATGATGTACGATTTCTGATAAATCACGAAGGTATGCCATTAGCAAGAACCACTAACGGTACATTAAGACTATCTGTTGATGAGAAAGGTTTGAGATATGAAGCTGATATGCCTAATACTTCAACAGCTAGAGATTTAATGGAACTATTAAAGAACGGAACTATAAGTCAGTCTAGCTTTGCTTTTACTGTTGAAGAAGATTCATGGGAAGTTAAAGACGGAATGAATATTAGAACTATCGACAAGGTATCTCAACTTTACGATGTAAGTTCCGTCACATATCCAGCTTACAATAGTGCGAGTAGTGCTGTCGCTTTGCGTTCACTTGAAGAATGGAAGTCAAAAGAAGAAAATATAGAGGGTATAAAAGAAGAAGAAGATTTAAAAAAGCGCACCCTCAATGAAATGCGTTTGAAAATCTTGAAAAATAAATATTAATATTAATTTTCTATAAAATGAAAACATCAAAACTTTATAAAGAAGAAAGAGCTGAGGTTATTGAAAAGATGGAAAGTCTTGTTAACTCTGCTGAAGGTAGAGATATGACTTCCGATGAGCAAAGCAACTTCGATTCTTTAAATTCAAAAGTAGAAGAGTTAAACGGAATGGCTCAAAGAGCTGAGTCTTTCGAGAAGCTTCAAGCTACTAAAGCTGTTAAAGAAGTAACAGAAAACACTCCAAAAGAGTTAAAAGATTATTCTTTTCAAGATGCTATGAAGGCTGCTTATTCAGGTAAGCTTGAGGGATTAGTAAAAGAAATGGACACAGAAGCAAGACGAGAGGCTCGTTATACTGGACAAATGTATAAAGGTATAGCAATACCTAGTTCTGTTTTAGAAGCGAGAGCAATCACTACTTCTAATGTCAATGAAGTAGAAACTATGAGTTTTACAGACCAATTACAAGCTAACTTAGTTTTAGCTAGTGCTGGTGCAAATTATTACTCAGGTGTAACAAATATGAAGTTCCCAGTTATTAGTGGCATAACTACTACTTTCGTTGGCGAAACTGGAGGCTCAGTTTCTGCTGCTGGTTCTGCTTCAAGCTTAACATTATCTCCTCAGAAATGTATCTCTATTGTTGAGATTTCTGCTGAGGCTATGACTCAAAACGCTGGTGTAGAAGCTGCAATCCGTAGAAATATGGCTGCTTCTGTTGCTGCTCAATTAGAGAAGAACTTATTAGCTGCTGCTGATAACTCAGATGGTGGTCCACAGTCAATCTTAGCTGATGCTGCTGATGGTGGTGCTACTCTTGATGCTGCTGCTCTTTTAGCAATGGAATCAACTGTATTAGGTAACAATGTACCTTTATTAGGTGGACGATTCGCTTACCTTTGTAACTCAGATGCTTTAGCTGTAATTAAAGGTTTGGCTCAAGTTTCTAATGTTTCGCCAATCTATGACAATAGAGATAAAACTATCAATTCTTACTTTAGCTTTGTTTCTTCAAATGTAGGTAATAAAGCTAGTAACTTTGATAGTGTTTTATTCGGTGATTTCTCAAGAGTGCATATTGCTCAATTTGGTGGATTGGATGTTCTTTTTGATCCATTCACCTCAGCAGCAAGTGGGGTCGGTAGAATGATTGCTACTTCATTAGTTGATGGTAATGCCGTTGACAATGGAACTGCTTTTGTAGAAATACAAACAACATCATAATTAATTATTTTAACGGAGGGGTTTAATCGCCCCTCCATTAATTTTTTTTAAATGGAATACTACAACTATAACTTTAATGCATTTACATATTCAGATTATGTGACTTATGGTAAGCTAGTTTTAAAAACTGCACCAACTACAACTCCTATATCTTTAGCGGAAGCTAAGTCATTTTTAAGGATAGATTCAGATTATGATGATGATAATACTTATATCACCTCATTGATTAATGTTGCTACAAGTATGGTTGAAGAATTTACAAGAAGAAGATTAATAACACAGACATTTAATATATTTTATGATGAGTTCCCTCCTTATATTGATTTACAAATAGGTGAGGTCGCTAGTGTTACACATATAAAGTATTATGATGAGAGTAACGCTTTACAAACTTTAGCTGCATCTAATTATGATGTAGATACTAAGATAAGGCCTGGAAGAATATATCAATCTGAAGATGGGGACTTCCCTAATACATACGAGAGGCCTAACGCTGTTGAGGTTGAGTTTATTGTGGGAGCTGCTGGAAGTGATATACCAGCTCCAATAATACAAGCTATATATATAATAGTAGGAAGATACTATGAAAACCGACAAGATGTAATAATGGGAACTCAAGTTAATGAAGTTCCTTTGATGGTTAATCATTTACTAACTCCTTATCGTTTGCTTGAACTATGATAATCGGCAAACTAGATAGAAAACTAAAGCTCTATAAACAAGTATTCACAACTAACGAATATGGAGAGAGAGATGTTACTACTAAAACATCTGTTACTATCTTAGGTAATTTTAATTATAAAAGTGGAAAAACATCTTTTGATGCTGATGCTTTGATAAATGATGAAACAATAGAATGTCTTATAAGATTCAGAACTGATATAGGTACTTCACCACAATACTTTATAAGTAACGGATCAACTAACTATTCTATTAAAAGCATCAAAGAAATAGGTAGAAAAGAAGCAATGATATTGACATTAGAACAAAATGATGTTATAGATTTAAGTGCTGTCAATACTTTCTTTGAATATACAATCAACACTAATAATACAGTTGATATTTTAAGCTCATCAGCTACACAGTACGGACTACCAACAAGAGCATCAGGAACTTATGACTTTGTCGTCGACTGGGGAGATGGTAGTACCAACACTATAACGACCTACAATGATGCAAACGGATTGCATACTTACTCTAGTGCTGGAACTTATACTATAAAAATAAAAGGAGTTTTTAGTGGTATTATTACTACCTTAGATACTGGTGTATGGAATGTTGGTAGAATTGATACATTAAAAATTTTAGATATTAAATCTTATGGTCCTTTGATTATTCAAGACAGCTTAGCTTTTAAAGATTGTACTAATTTAACTTCTAGTGCTACCGACAATTTACAATTTAATACAACTGATGCTACAAGCACATTTCAAGATACTAACTTTAATGGAGTAGTTGATAACTGGGATGTAAGTAATATAACTAATTTTAGTGATTTCTTTCATGGTAGCCAATTCAATCAAGAATGTAATAATTGGAATATAAGTAAGGCAACAAATTTATCTAGTATGTTTGAGAGTACACCATTTAACAAAAGTTTGTCAAAATGGGATCTATCTTCAGTCACAAATACTGGCTCAATGTTTGGGGCAAATACTGTATTTAATCAAGACATATCAATGTGGAATGTCAGTAGTTTGACAACGGCTGTGACTATGTTCTCAGGTGCTACAGCTTTTGACCAATCTTTAGCTACATGGAATGTTACGGCTTTGACTGGTAATCAATTAACTTTCTTTGGTGGAGGCTCAGGTTTATCTACAACTAACTATGATGCTATACTTATTGGTTGGGCAGCTCAGAATGTTAATAGTGGTGTAAGCATAAACTTTGGCACTTCACAGTTTACTGGAGGTGGTGAAGCTGAAGCAGCTAGAACTACTTTAGTCAATAAAGGTTGGACTATAACAGATGGAGGATCAGTATAATGAAAGAAATGGATAAAATAAAAAAACCTGATGTTGATACTTATTGGATAATATTTGATGAGGATGACAAAGTATTGAGCTATGGCGTTGTAAATCCTATTCAAGTTTTATCGACTAAGGAAACTAAGATAGAGATGTATTTAGATAAGGAAGAATGGAAAAAGATTTTAGAATCTCATAAAATAGAAGTTGACTAATGGCTGTTGGTACTACTAAAATATTAAGGGGTAATCAAGGTGGACACGCTGGTTTTGTTACGGCTACTGTTGATGAAAACGAATTAAAAAGATTGATTAAAGATTTAGAGAGTCTTAATATGTCTGATAGTAAAAATAAGACTCTATTAAGACAAGGTATGAGAAAAGCTGCAAAACCAATATTGCAAGAGCTTAAATCTATAGTTCCAATAAAATCTAAACAACTTAAAAAGTCTTTAGCAATAATAAACGGAAAAAATGTAAAAGGAAAACCACCAACTATATATGTAGGACCAAGAGTAAAAAAATCTTTTGCAGCAGATGATAAGACTGGTTTTTATTTCTATTTCTTAGAGTATGGATTTAGAGGTATTCCAGGACTTAGAATGTTAGACAGAACGGCATCATCTAAAGGCAATTTTGCTCTTAGTAATGTTATAACTGAAATAAAAAAGCTTATAGATAAAAGGATGAAATAATGGAAGTAGGTAAAGTCATATATAATATATTGAGCAATAATGCAACTATAAGCAATTTATTGACTACTGATTCTAATACTAGAATATACCCTAGTAGATATAACTTCCCTAAGAATGTTAAGCTTCCTTATATTACTTATCAGATGTTCGCTGATGAGCCAAACAACACAAAGAACGGAGCTTCGACTTATGACTATGTAAGAGTGCAAATAAGCATATATCATAATAGTTATAAAGATATGACTACTCTAGCTGGTTTGGTTAGAACTGCATTAGATTATACAAGTGGTACTTATAACGGAGTAGTAGTTGATAAGATATTTTATCAAGATCAGAACGAGTTATATGATGATTCTGCTGGAACAGTCGGACTATATGGTATTGCTCAAGATTACAGATTTAACATAAATAGATAGATATGTATAAAGTAAAAATTAAAAAAGATATTGAATGTAGAGGAGTAGAATATAAAGAAGGCGAATCTTACGAAGTAGGTAGAGTCGTTAGAAATTTTCTACTATCAAATGATGCAATCGATATAAAAACGAAAAAATCAAAGAAGAAAGAAACTTCTAAAGATTTGGATATTAGCTAATTATAAATTTTAAAAATAGAAAACAATGGCAATTTTTAACGGAACGGATCTAATTTTAAAAGTATCTCCATCGGCTGGAGCTGCTGCTTTAAAATTGATGCACTCACAAACTTGTAGTCTATCAATCAATGTTGATACGATAGACATTTCAACAAAAGACTCGGCAGGAAACCGAGATTTAATAGCTGGACAAAAATCATTTTCTTTATCAGCAGACGGACTTATGGACTTCGCTGGTGTAGCTGGTGATACTGAGCCAGATGAGATATTTACTCAAATGATTACAAATAGAACGGCTGTCACTTTTGCTTTCGGTTTCGATTCTCCAGCGACTGGTGAATATAGTTATTCTGGAAGTGGTATAGTTACGAGTATGGAGATGTCAGGATCAACAGAAGATGCTCCTACTTATTCAGTTTCTATCGAAGGAACTGGAGCATTGACTCAGACTGTAGCTTAATTATTACTTTTTGTTGGTTGGGGATTGAGCTTCGGCTCTTCCCTCAACTAGCAAATTAAAAACCAACAAAATATGTACGAAGTAGTTATAATAAACGGAAAAGATTATCCAGTAAGATTTGGAATGAACTCTTTAAGAATGTTCTGTAAAGATACTGGAAGAAGTTTAGCTGACTTAGATAAGCTAGGAGAAGGGATAAGCTTAGATGATGCTTGTTATTTAATTCTTAACGGAATAAAAGACGGCTCTCGAGTAAGTGGACAAGAATCTTCTTTAACAGTTGATGATGTAGCAGATATGCTAGATGAAGATTTCGAGGCTTTAAATAAAGTCTTAGAGATATTTTCTACACAGTTTTCTGCTAAATTTGAAACGGAGGGAAACGACAAAGCCACAAAGAAAGTGGCGAAGGCGAAGAAATAACTTGGGATAAGTTAGAGGCTGTTGCTTATGGACTTGGGTTGTTACCTAAAGACTTTTGGAGTATGACATTTCACGAGTTTTTATGTACACAAAGAGGTATAAACGATAGACTAGAAATAGAGCAAAGGTTTGAATGGGAACGAGTAAGGTGGTTAGCATGTGTATACTTACAGCCCCATACTAAAAAAGGACAGAATCTAACTCCCCAAAAGTTAGTAAAGTTCGATTGGGAGAAAAAGAAAAGAAAAACTGATGCAAAGAAACAACGACAAAGAGCAGAATATATAAATAAGAAATACGAATTGCTAAACAAAAAACATGGCTCAAAAAACTCTTAGTGTAAAATTAAGCTTGAATGACAAGCAATTTCAAAGTTCTTTAAGAAAAGCTACTAGACAAATGAAGAAGTTTGGTACTTCTATGAAAAGGACTGGACAGACTCTTTCAAGGAATCTCACTTTACCTTTATTAGCTTTTGGTGCAGCGAGTATCGCAGCTTTTGACAAACAAGCAAAAGCAATTGCACAAGTTGAAGCTGGTATAAAATCTACTGGAGGTGCTGCTGGTTTTACTTCTAAACAGCTTCAAAAGATGGCTTCTGAGCTACAAGGCAAGACATTGTTTGGTGATGAGGTAATTTTAAAAGATGCAACTTCTCAACTTTTAACTTTTACTAATATAGCTGGTGAGCAATTTGCAAGAACTCAAGTAGCTGCTTTAAACCTAGCTACTCGTCTTGATGGTGATTTAAAGTCTGCTAGTATTCAATTAGGTAAAGCGTTAAATGATCCTATCGCTAATTTATCGGCTTTGAGTCGTTCTGGTATTCAATTCAGCGTAGAACAAAAGAAAGTAATAAAAGAACTTGCAGAAACAAACAGACTAGCAGAAGCACAAAATATTATTCTTGATGAATTAGAAAAGCAATATGGAGGAGCTGCTGAGGCTGCTGCACAAGCTGGTGCTGGTGGTTTAAAACAACTTCAAAATCAGTTTGGCGATTTAATGGAAGAAATAGGGGGTATGCTTTTACCTATTGTCATTGACTTAGGTAATCAATTCAAAACTTTATTACAAGGTTTTAAAAATTTATCTCCAGAAGCAAAAAAATTAATTATTACTGTTGGAATTTTAGCTGGAGCTTTAGGTCCTTTGTTGATTGTTTTAGGTAGTATAGTCACAATAGTTGCTACTTTAAATATAAAATTAATAGCTATTGTAGCAGCTGTTTCAGCTTTAGGTTTAGGTATAATTTATGTTGTTGATAATTTCAAAGCATTTAAAGAAAGAGTAAATTTTGACTTTCTTTTCAATTCTATTATAAAAGGAGTTTCAATGACCTTAAGAGGTTTTGGTGATTTAGTTTCTGGTTACAATAAATTGATTGATAAACTTGGTGGGGGCAAACTTGGTATATTAAAAGCTTCTAATGAGTTTGATAAACTAGCTGAAAATGTAGAAAAAGCTCTAATTGAAACTGATGATTATAAGCACGATTTTGAGGACTTTACTACATTTATGGGTAGACAAGGAGATAGGCTTAAAAAATTTCTCAAAGGAGTAGGCGAATCTCTAGGGGTTGGGGGTGATATTAGTACAGCTCCTAAATTTCAAAAAATACCATCTAAAAAGCCAAGCAGTAGTTTTGGAGTTATGACTCCAGCCGTAATTCCTGATGATTTATTAAAACAAATGGAATTGTTTGAAGAAAAAGAAAGAAACATAAATAAATTAACTGAAGATTTAAGTAATACTTTTGGACAGTTTGGTAATATCTTGCAAAGCACATTTGCTCAAGCCTTACAAAGTACAGATGGTTTCTTTAAAACATTTGTTGATGGAGCTAAACAAGCATTTAAAGCTCTTATGGCTCAAGTTGCAGCTATGTTAGCTATGAAAGTTATATTAAATGCTGTCGGATTAGGAAGTGTTTCTGAGCTAGGAGATGGACTTGGTGGTTTTCTAGGGAGTGTATTAGGTAATGGTATTTCTGCAAATGCTAATGGTGGATTAATCCAAAAGCCACATTTTGGTTTAATAGGAGAAGCTGGACCTGAGGTTGTTATGCCTTTAAATCAATTTTTAAATAGAACAGAAAACGGATCAGGAAGTATTGAAGTATTTGGCTCAATAAGTGGACAAGATATTTTATTAAGCTCTACAAGAGCAAGAAACAACAGAACAAGAACTAGAGGTTATTAATGGCTATAGATAATAGAATACAAACTGAGTTTACAAGTGATAGAAATACTTTTTACAGAGTTACTATCATTGATACTTTAAGCTCTACATCAACACTATACACGGATGTTGAAAATTCTGAGGAGGGTTTTGTTTTGACTTACGAAACAGAAGATGACAACAGATTTACTGGACTTATACCTTCAAAATGTGATTTTAGTTTTTTTATAACTGACATCTCAGGAGGTGGTAACCAAGTTAATATTAACGGAATTGTAGACTCCATAAGAACATCAGACTATAAACGCTGGCAACTGAAAATTGAATCTGGTGCAAATGATTCTTCTTATTCTTTGTTTTGGGTAGGTAATTTGTTGAATGATATAAATGCAGAAGATGATATATCACTTCCTAGAAAGGTAACACTAACGGCAATTTGTGGACTAGGTGCTTTAGATAATATACCTTTTAATGAAGAAGTGAATTACAATTTTGCTGCTTCTTATAGTCCATATAGATATATATACAACTCTTTGACTACTGATATAGATACAGATAATAATTGGGGTACAGATGATATATATATAAAAACTATTGTAGACTGGACTAATGCTACTATGACAAGAGCTGTCGGTAATGATCCTCTTAACTTGTCAAGATTTAAAGCTAGTGCTTATGCACCTATTGATGACAATGGAGTTAGACAACCAGAAACTGCTTTTAGGTTATTAGATGATATTTGCAAAGGTTTTGGGGCAAGACTATTTCTGTCTAATGGAGTTTGGACTTTTGTACAAGTTAACACTTACGAGCAAATGAATAGTTCTACGCAGTTTTTTAGAACATATAAAAAAGGCAACAACGGAGGCACATACACACCTGATACAACTGGCTCAGAAACTTTAAACAAGACAGAAGATGGAACTAATATACAAAGATTAGCAGGTAATGACTTTGACCAACTTAGTATATTAAAAGAAGTCAAATTGATTTACGAAATGTTCAAAGCTTATGATTTAAATCCTTTACGAATTTTAGATGAAAATGGTAATCCTTTAGAAGATCCAGCTTTAAATAATGCAATAGTTGGATGGCAAGGCTATTACACAAATGCTGATGATTTTGTCAATGATCCTGAAAATCCAACTGGTACTACTATTTACGGAATAAATGATGCTACAACTGATTTTATTTCTTATGAATTAGGTGAAGTTCAGCAAGTGACTGGACAAACAATAAAAGTAAAAAGAAATTTTAATAGAGCTTTCAATGGTAGTTATTCAGACTTTAGTAGCATAACAAGTGGTCATAATACTTCTGTATTATTTTATCATAGATTAAAATTAGTAGGCACATCCTCAACTCAATATTGTTGTTCATTTTATACTAACGGAGGTTTAGCAACTTGGAGTACTAATGATGTTTTTGGAAATGCACCAAGTTATAATGTTCCCTTTACTTTTATAGGTAGTTCTTCTTTCTTTAACGCTACACCTCAAAATGCTTCTTTACTTGAGTTTGAAAGTGCAGAAGTGCCTTTTGCTGGAACTTTATTTTTTCAATGCTATGCAAGAGTATTTTTCAACTATACTAATGCCGATCCATTGACTGGAACAGAAGTAACAACACCAGCAGAACAAGCAAAATTCTATATTTTTTCACCACCTGAAAACTCAGAAAATCAATTAATACAAGCTTATGTTAATGGTGAATCTACAAGCCAACAAGTATTCACAACATCTCAAAATATTTCAAATGGTGTAACTCAAGATCTAGGGGAATTATTTTTTGGAACTGGACCAAATGCTTCGGCTCAAGGTAGGCTTGAAGCTAGTGCTAATGGAACTACTTTTGATAACGGAACGGTAGCAAGTTGGAAAGCTTATGGAGCTGGTACTGGTAAAAGTATTAGTGCTTTATTGCTTAATGAAGTAATGAAAGGACAGAATGATGGGGCAAAGATATTTAATGGATCACTAAAAATACTTTCTCAAAATGATGGTACAAATGGCTACAAGTTTAACAACGGAATAACTATTGATTCTAAATTTTATATCCCTTATCAATGCTCGTTTTTAGCTAATCAAGACACATGGCAAGGTGAATGGTACGAAATTAACACCTCATCACCAACATTAACAGATACAATAGAAGCTCAAAGCTTAGTCAATAATACTAATATAAATACAAACACTTGGTAATATGAGCTTACAACAATACTTAAATAATGATGTATTAGCGACTACTATTGAAACAGTAAGTGGCACAGTTACAGCAATACAGGTTTTTGCTGTACCAATGACAATGGCTAAAAGTGGAGATGTTGTTTTTATTATAAACAAAGGTACTGGAAGGCAATACCAAATTACTTTGACAGCCGACTTAGATACTTCAGTAAACAGAATAACTTTTAGTTCTACAACCTTTGACACACCCATTCCTGAAGGTAGTATAGTAATTCAAAAACAAGCAGATAAATATTCCAATCTATTTAGAAAATATACTACAGTCAATATTCCATTTGTAAATAGAAAAACAACACATTTAAACGATAATGTAAGAGATGAAGAACTCCCATCTGTATTTATGGAAAATATAGGCACAACATTATCTGGTGGAGATAGTGTAAATGCAATCTTTTCTAGTTTATACAATTCTTTTATAACACCTACAAACGGTGCAAAAATAGAAAATATTAAATATACTTTAAACACAAATGCTGGATTTGGTAGAGGGTGTAAAATTTTTTTATTTGAATTACCTATAGCTGTAAATAGTAATACTAGCCAAACAGTTACTCTGATTGAGTCGCAGACTTTTTTAGGTTTTAATGATGCTACTTTTAATTATTTTACTAACAGCAATCCAAATCACGATTTAGCAAGTGGAACTTGTGTATTTGCTACTTTTAGAAAGCAAATATCGGCCGACTCAGGCGATGTTTTTACTGGATCGGTTGAATTATTAATTTCTTTTGATCCAAGAGTATGAATTTTATTAAAGACAATATAGATGTATTAGCTATCAATACTTTAAGTATTGGAATAAGTCTAAGTAATGTAGAGCAAATATTGCAAATTATAGGTTTAATTTTAGGTATTATATACACACTTGACAAATATATTCACTATAGAAAAAATAGAAAATAAATGGCTTTAGCAAATAAAAAATCTGAAGAACTTTATAATAGAAAAACTGGCTCTAGTGCTGATAGTAAGACTATTGATGCAAGTAAAGAATCTATTTTACAAGATGCTTTCAATAATAAAGAATATATAAATAATGAAACTCATCTACTTTTTAACGCTGGACTTGTTTATATAATTCAACAGATACAAGAAGATATAGAAGAACTTAGAAGGTATGTATCAAATGACATTGATACTTTAACAACAACTCAATCAAATGCAATTACAGCTAACACAGCTAAAGTTGGTATCACTACTAGCCAATCAAATGCAATAACAGCTAATAGTGCAAAAGTAGGAATTACAACAGCTCAAGCAAATGCTATAACAGCAAATACTGCAAAGGTAAGTCAAGGATTAAATACAGCTAATATGACAATGCAATTTGATGTATTAAATCAAAAAGGAACTTATAGCTTACTCATCAGGATTTTAGATAGTAGTGGAGGGGGTAAGCCAGTCATCAAAACAGCACAACTAAATTTAAGATAATGGAAGAAATATTAAAATTAATAGAAAGTTATGGATTGTCAGTAGTGTTATTGTTGGGTAGTTTGTATGCTTTGTATAGATTTTTCTTCTTCAGCATACACGAAGTTAAAAATACATTTTCAAAGCATCACGAAAAAAATGCAGAAAATATGCAAGAAATTAAAAAAAAGATAGATATTATTTTAGAATTTATAAAACAAAAAAAATGAAAAGAATTATATGTACAATATTATTTAAGTTAAGTTTCGGAAAGATTTGTTTAGGTCATTGTAAATGTATTACTAAATGAAATTTTTTAAAATAGAGGAATTTCATTGTGATGGTATTAATTGCTATGATAAGATGGATGCTTCTTTTTTAGAAATGTTAGATAAAGCTAGGCGATACGCTAACACTCCATTTAAATTAACAAGCACCTGGAGAAGTGTTGAGAAAAACAACTCTTTAAAAAATAGCTCTAAAAATAGTAGTCATCTAAAAGGCATGGCTGTTGATATAGCTTGTTCAGATAGTGTATCAAGGCAAAAGATTATAACTGGATTAATTAAAGCTGGTTTTACTAGAATAGGTATATCCAAAACCTTTATACATTGTGATAACGATAATAAAACTGATGCTATATGGCTATATTAGGAAAAATACTTGGAAATTTAATAGGCAAAGCTGATAAGATTGTTGATGAGGTAATTACAAGTCAAGAAGAAAAATTACAGTTGAAGAATGAACTGCAAAAGATTATCCAGGAACAAGAAGCTTTGATAGAGCAAGAAGTCACTAAAAGATGGGAGTCAGACAATTTACAATCTAGTTGGCTTCCTCGTAACATAAGGCCATTAGTATTAGCTTGGCTTGTTGTTTCTACTACTTTGCTTATATTTATTGATGCTGGGGTGATAGATTTTGTAGTAGATGACGAATGGAAAAGCACAATAACTGCAATCTTGACTATAACGATTGGTGCTTATTTTGGATCAAGAGGTTTAGAGAAAATTAAAACTAAATGAAAAACCAAAAAAGGTATAGACTAAATACTGATGAATGGCAAATAATAGATGAGTATAGAGAAGATAAAAAAAGGCAATCGTTACTAACTGATGAATGTAACGAAGTCGGAATAGATGTTGGCTCGGTTTCACATTATTGGTATAAGTCTAAAAAGTTTTCAATCTTTGCTAAGCCCAATGAATTTTCAAAAGATGAGTTCTTAAAGTCTATTGAAGAACTAATATCTAATTACTCACCTTCATATCCTTCTATTGATTATCCAAAAAGAAAAGATGGACACTTACTAATTATAAATCCAGCAGATATTCATATTGGCAAGTATGCCGATAGTAAAGAAGTTGGTAAAGACTACAATATAAAAATAGCAAAGAATAGAGTAAGAGAAGGAGTTAAAGGTATTTTAAGAAACGCTGAAGGCTATCCAATAGAGAGAATATTATTTTGTATTGGTAATGATATATTACACACAGACAACATACAAGGAAGCACCACAAAACTCACTCGTCAAGATACTGACGGCAAATGGTATAAACATTTTACAGAAGCTCTTGAGTTATATGTTGAAATAGTAGAGATGTTAATACAGATAGCTCCAGTTGATTGTGTACATTCTATGAGCAATCACGATTACATGAGTGGCTTTCATTTAGCACACGCTTTAAAATCTTGGTATCGTAATACTGATGCAGTAAGTGTAGATGCTGATCCAATGCACAGAAAGTATTATAAATACAAAAATAGTTTAATAGGATTGACTCACGGAGATGGAGCTAAACTTCCTAATTTGCCTTTACACATGGCTCAAGAACAACCTAAGATGTGGGCAAATACTAAATATAGATATTGGTATTTGCATCATTTACACCATAAACAACGATATAAGTTTTTATCTAGTTTTGATAATATTGGGGTAACAGTTGAGTTTTTAAGATCGCCAAGTGGTACAGATTCCTGGCACTTTCAAAAAGGATATACTGGTAGTATTAAGGCTGTTGAAGGATTTATTCATAATAAATATGGACAAATAGCACACTTAACTCATATTTTTTAATATATTCGCACAGTTTTTGGTTAGTGAACTAATGTTATTAATTAATTTTTTAGTTTTAATTAGGGGGATATTTTAGCGAATATCCTCTTTTTTTATGCCTATATATAAAAAACTTTAACACTATTCTACTCTAGTAAACTAAAAAAAATATACTTTTTTTGTTAAAAAGTTTGCACATAATTAAAAAAAAGTTTTTATGTTTGTTACATGAAATATAAAGATTTACACAAACCAACCTATTTAGATGCTAAAATGGAATTAGGAACTCAAGTACAATTCTTTAGCTTCACATTAACCCAATTATGTAGTTATACAATGGTTTTAGCGTTTCTAACGATACTTCTATTGTTTTTGATACCTACATACTACACAGAGGTTTTAAGCCTTTATAGTGGCTCTTTTGTTACTATGGTGGTATTTTACATTAAATACGGAACTAATTAAACTAATATGGAAGATCGAAATAAATTAGTTGATAAACTAAGATACATAGCAAATCAAATAGAAAGAAATAAGCTAGATTATAGATATGCTTGTGATAGAATAATACTAGATGATTTATATAATGAATGTCAAGAACATTTTAATAATTATCTTAGAATTAAAAATGAAATTAAAAACAAAGTTCAACCAATAAAATTTTATGACAATGGAGAAAGTAGTCAAATCAGTTAAATATGATAAACTAATAAACTCACAATGGGGGGAGTTTCACAAATGGCTTTTAGAGTTTGAATGTGGGTTTCAGGGTGAATACCTTTCTAAGACAGAAACACAAAACAAATTTATAGAGGGACAGACAGCTTCAATAGAGGTAACAACTAGAGAATATAACGGA